ATCCTAGCAGCAATTCTTGCTAAGTTTGGTCCAGTTCTTATTCAACCAGACCTAATAACAATGGATTACAGCAAGTATTCAGTTCAAGTTGATCAAGATCAAAAGACAGGCTTGGTAATGTTTGGTCTTATTGATAATGAACTTGTGGCAGCTGCAGCAGCCAAGGCATCGGAAGATGCTGAAGACACAAACACTGACTCAGAATAAGTCGGGTAAAAATGACCCTTTTAGCAGAAGAAATTTTAGCAAAGCTTGACCCTAAGACTCGTTCAAGAGTTCAACTTGCAACTTCAGTAGACACTAAGAAGCAAAAGACTCCCAGCATTGGTCTTAACATGGCTCTAAAGGGTGGTCTAGGTTTTGGCAGGCAAGTGCTTGTATGGGGAAATAAATCTGCAGGTAAATCATCATTTTGTCTGCAGATGATCGCTATTGCTCAAAAAGAAGGCAAAACTTGTGCTTGGATTGATGCAGAGGCATCATATGATCCAAAATGGGCAGAAATGCTTGGAGTAGATTCATCTAAGCTTATTTATTCTTCAGCCAAGACTATTAATGATATGGTTGATGTGGCTCAACAGCTTATGGAGGCAGAAGTTGATATAATAGTAGTAGATTCAATTTCTGCCTTGCTTCCTGCAATTTATTTTGAAAAAGATAGTGCGGAGTTAAAGAAGCTAGAGGATACCAAACAAATTGGTGCAGAAGCAAAGGATATGACCCATGCGGTCAAAATGTTAAACTATGCCAATAAAAACACGTTACTGGTTCTCATTTCACAACAACGTAATCAGTTTGGTAGCATGCATGCTTCCCACATCCCAACAGGAGGGATGGCGGTCAAGTTCTTCTCTTCGACAGTTATTAAGCTCTGGTCTTCAGAAGCTGAAGCTAATGCCATTAAATCTGGCATTCAAGTTGGTGATAAGATTATTGAACAAAAAGTCGGAAGACCCGTCAATTGGATTATTGATTACAATAAACTCGGACCGCCGAATCTCTCAGGACAATATGACTTTTACTACCAGGGTGATTCACTGGGAGTAGATTCTGTGGGAGAAATTCTTGATACTGCAGAGATGATGGGTAAAATTCAAAAAGGTGGTGCATGGTACACTGTGGGCGAAGAACGTTTTCAGGGTCGCAACAAGACCTTAGACTACCTTCGTTCAAATCCAGACATTGTTAAAAAACTAGAATTGGAAATTTATGGGTAAGATAAATGAATTTTTAAATTCAGAAGAACCAAAAGTTTTTGAAAAAATAATTGGTTGGTATGGTTGCAAACATTGTGATGAAAACGTTGGTCATGCATGGTGGGATGAACCCAAAAAAATATTGTTCTGGGTTTGTTCCAAAAACCATAGATCGGAGCAACAACTTGTCTGAAAGAGGAGAAGTAAAACGTGATGGAGCCAAAGCACAAAAAAATAGCGGCAGAGGTGACTACCAAAAAGGAGATGCCCGCTGGCATAATTTTGTGGTTGACTATAAAGAGTATTCAAAGTCAATATCAATCTCCCAAGCTATTTGGGCAAAGATTTGCACGGATACTTTTAAGGTGGATAGGTCCTCTCACCCTCTCCTTAAACTCATACTTGGAGAAGGATCCAGAAAAACTAGACTTGCAGTAATTGAGTGGGAATTATTTGAACAGATGGAGGAAGCATGGCGGAACAGCCAACAGTTATAGAACAGATCAGCACAATAACTGAATTCAATGATATGACAGAATATATGCAAGACAAAGACCTTGACACTGCCCTAGAAATCATTATTAAACTTATTACAAAGCCTGATGTTCCATCAACAAAAGCACCTACACTTATTGTGCAATTGCAAGCAATTAGTTCTAAGTTTGCCATGCAAGCAAGATACTACACCACATTTGAAAAGGGTGGAGAGGCTTCAAAGAAAAAGAATACATATTATACAGCAGCAGATACCATTGATAAGCTTGTTGATGCATTGAAGTATTCAGCAAGGTTTGGTGCTTAATTGGGTATAGTAAGTGTTTTAAAATACAATAAACCATCTAATGAAAGCTTTGATAGAGATAAGTTTCTAGAAGAGTATTATGGCACATATGAGAGTAAAGCGGGATTCACTCAGAAGAAAACTTTTGCTCCCAGCACTATTGGCTACGGTCATGGTAAGTGTGCCAGATATTGGTATCTAGCATTTAATGGTGCAGATTTTGAAGACAATGCTACTCCAAAGGCTAAGGCTGCAATGGAGAATGGAACTTTTACTCACGATAGGATTCAGGCTAGATTAAGTAAGATGTCTGGAGTCTATAAAGTAATTGATCATGAAGCAGAGATATTGGTTGAAAGTCCTCCAATTCGTGGATTTAGAGATAGTCTTATACTGGATATAAAAAACAACCTTGAGATTCCTTTTGAAATTAAATCAATGAAAGATGAAAAGTTTGTTTATAAACAATCATCAGAAAAACCTGAACCACAACATCTTATTCAGCTTTTAATCTATATGAATCAAGGCGGTCATCAGACTGGTGTATTTTTCTACGAAAATAAAAACGATCAAGAACCACTACTTTTGGTTGTTGAAATGGATGATGAAAATAAAAGATTAATTGATTATGTATATGATTGGTTGCGTGGAGTCTATAAACTTTATGAAAATCAAACATTGCCAAACAGACCATCTGAAAGCAAGACTAGAATGCCCTGCACATATTGCCCTGTCAAGAAAGTATGTTGGAAAGAAATGAAGCTTGAAGATGGCGATGTAGAATATCCATTGATGGAGATGCCATCATGAAGTGTGCATACGATCAATGTAAAAAACCATTTGAGCCAAAAACTCATAACCAAAAGTATTGCTGTGATGAATGTTGCAGAACTGCAACCAATATCAAAATTAAAGAAAAATATTATGAGAAAAAAGCTCGCCTAGCAGGTAAAAAAAGAATTTGTAATAATAAAGGTTGCAACCAAGCCCTTTCTATGTATCAGGAAGATAGCGTTTGCCATCCCTGTAAGGCTAAAGAAAAAGCTAAAGAACGGGCAGATTTATTGGAGTTATTAAATGCCGCCTCTTCATGACCTTATCAAGCAATCTCCTAAAAAAATTATGGGCATAGATGCAAGTACAAATAGTCTTGCATTTTGCATACTTAAAGATGGAAAGCCTTATAAATGGGGTGAGGTTAATTTTCAAGGTGCAACAATCTATGATAGAATTTTAGATGCAAAGAGAAAAATTAAAGCGTTAAAGTATGCTGGAGATCTTGATGCAGATGCTATGGCTTTAGAGGCAGCGGTTATGGTCAGATCAGCCTCAACTGGATTAAAGATGGCATATGTTTTTGGTGCTATTTTGGGCGAATTGATTGATGATAAGCTTGAAATATCTGAAGTTCATCCTATTGAATGGCAAAGTTTTATTGGAAATAAAAATTTTACTAAAGCTCAAAAAGAAATAGTAAAAAAAGCAAATCCAGGAAAATCAGATTCGTGGATAAAAAATAAAATAAGGGAGATGCGTAAGCAAGTTACTATAGATTTTGTTAAAAGTATGGGCATTAATACTGATAACAATAACGTGGCAGATGCTGCAGGCATAGCTTGGTTTGCTTATAAACATTTAGAATGAAACTATATGAGAGTAAAGATTGGCTATATAGTAGATATATAGTTCAAAGAAAAGATGTTATGGCTATTGCTAAAGAGGCGGGATGTAGTCACATGACAATAGTAAGATATTTAGAGAAATACGGGTTAAAGAAAAAATGATTCCAGTACTAATAATACCAATATTGAATAGGTACGACCTACTAGATAAAGTTTTAGATTCAATAAATCATCCAATTGGAGAAATTTTAATTATAAACAATGGTGAAGAAAAGTATGAGTCTAAGCGTTCAGATTTAAATGTTAGAGTTTTAAATCTTCCTTCAAATCTAGGATGTGCAGGTTCCTGGAATCTAGGAATAAAATTATATCCACATGTAAAATATTGGATGATTTCATCTGCAGACACCGCTTTTCTTCCAGAATCACTTCCTATGTTTGAAGAGCTAAGCAACGAATATCGAATGGTTAGATCTACACATTCATATAATTGTTTCACGCTGGGAGACAATATTGTAAAGCGTGTTGGATTGTTTGATGAATATATCTATCCAGCATATTTTGAAGATAATGATTATGAGGAGCGTATGGCTCTAGAAGGCATTATCGAAGAGGGTTTTATGCTGGGAGACGTAGTTCCAGTAGACAGTTTAGGAACTTCTTTAACAATTCATAGTGACCCACATTATGCAAATAGAAATAATCACACATATTCTAGAAACCAAGAGTATCTAAATCAAAAAAGAATTACGGGAGACTATACCTGCAGAGGCTGGGAAATAGATAGAAGGAGAGAGCTTGAATGGAGGCGATAAAAGGTCCTAAGTTTGGCATTATTGCTGTAGACTATGAACATCATGTCCCAAGATCTGGAATGATAGAAGGTCTAAAGTCTATTGCAAATCAAACATATAAAAACTTTGAGATTGTTATATGTCATGATGGACCAAAAGAATTGCCATATGACCAAGAAGAAGGCTTTAATGAATTAAATATAAGCCCCCACATACTTAATTTAGATCATTGGCGAGGAAATTATGGACATCATTCAAGAGATTTTGCTATGAGATATGCATATGAAAACTTGCCTGATTGTGATTATTATATTCAATTTAATATAGATAATAAGTTTGAGCTACATGCATTTCAAACAATTGCAGACAAAATAAAAGAAACAAAATCTGATATAATTATATTTACAGTAAGGCATTATAAAGCTGCAAATGGTCAACCATTTAGAGGAATTCCGCCAGTGCTATGTAATATTGATTGTATGCAATTGGTGGCACATAAAGATTTATGGGCTAAGTATGACTTTTGGTATAGAAAAGAGTTTACAAGTGACGGACATATTTACCAGCGTATGTGCGAAGAAAATAGCTGGGTCAATATAGAAGAGTGTCTAGGAGACAATTATTAAATGAAAAGAGTACTATTAACAGGAGCCTCTGGCTTCATTGGTAGCCATGTGCTACGACACATTTTAGTAAATACTGATTGGGAAGTTGTATGCCCAGTAAGTTTTACTCATAAGGGTATACAAGATAGAATTAGGGTTGCAGTTGACGGTATAGATGAAGAGTATAACAGGGTTAAGGTTTATCGCACTGATCTAAATGCTCCAGTTTCTCCAGTTATGGAGGCAAAGTGGGGAGAAATTAATTATGTTTTAAATGTTGCTGCTGAAAGCCATGTTGACAGAAGCATTAAAGATCCTGCAAACTTTATTTTGAATAATGTTGCACTTGCAGTTCATCTACTTGATTGGGCAAGAAATCACAAATCCTTAGAAAAGTTCGTACAGATTTCTACAGATGAAGTATATGGTCCAACTCTTCCTAACGGTTCAGATCACAAAGAATGGGTAGACTTGCATCTTCCAAGTAATCCCTATGCAGCATCAAAAGCAGCACAAGAAGATATAGCTTTCGCATACTGGAGAACTTTTGGAGTTCCAGTTATAATTACAAATACAATGAACATTATTGGTGAAACTCAAGATTCTGAAAAATTTGTGCCGATGATTATTAAAAAAGTATTGAATGGAGAAACGGTTACAATTCACGGAGACCCTAAAACTGGTGAAGTCGGAAGCAGATACTATATGCATGCAAGAACTAAAGCGGATGCCCTGCTTTACATACTTGGACTTGATGCTCCAAAATTTGGAGAGGCAAATAAGCCAGAAAGATTTAACATAGTTGGTCATACAGAATATTCTAATTTAGAAATTGCACAATTAATTGCTTCTTTTATGAATAAAGAATTAAAATATGAGATTGTTGATTTTAATACTTCACGTCCAGGGCATGATTTGAGATACGGTCTTGCGGGAGAAAAATTATCTGCTGCTGGATGGAAACCACCAGTAGAGTTTGAAAATTCTTTAAAACATGTGGTTGATTGGACACTGGCACATCCAGAATGGATGAAGATCTAAATGACTATTAAGAACACAAATATTAAAGGTTTTTATGAAATTGAAGTACCAGTTTATTCTGATGAGCGTGGTTCGTTGCAGCAATGGTTTACTGAGCACATGCATGAAGATGTAATAGAAAGCTTTAAACCTGTTCAAGCCAATACATCAACATCAAAACAAGGAGTAATTCGTGGTATACACTACAGCACAATTAAAGATGGTCAGGCAAAGTTAATAATTTGTGTGAATGGAAAAATTAGAGATGTTGCTGTTGATTTAAGAAAAGATTCTGCAACATTTGGAAAATATGATGTAATAGAATTAGAAGCGGGATCGGGAAAGATGGCTTTTATAGATAGTGGTTTAGGTCATTCATTTGAAGTAATTAGTGAATCAGCAACTGTAGTATATCTATTATCGTCTAAATATTCACCTTTTTTTGAAAAAGACATCAACCCGCTAGATGCAGATATTGGTATTGACTGGATTACAAAAAACCCCATTATGTCTGACAAAGATAGGAATGCTCCAGGCATTAAGTCGTTGACAGGCAAGGAATAAAGGAGTATAATAGATTATGCCTATATATGAATACGCATGCATTGAATGTGATACAAAGCAAGAAATTTCTAGAGGTTTTAATGATGAAGAAGTTGCTCCTCCGTGTCCATCTTGTGGATATAAGATGAACAGAGTTTTCAATACATTTGGAATACATTTTAATGGTCCAGGTTTTTATAGCACAGGAGGATAAATGGATAATGTAATAGAATTAGCAGATCATTTTGAACAAATGAATAAAGTGGTTGCCGAATTTATTAAAGGTAATAATGTCAATCAAATTGCAAAATCATTTGGCATGAAGCCTTTGCAGATAAATCAAATGCTTTCAAATTGGCGTGAGCTAATGCAAGGCGATACGGGCATTCGTGAAAGAGCAAAAGAAGCATTGGGTGCTGCAGATCAACATTATTCAATGATTATTAAAGAAGCTTGGGCTACAGTAGAACAAGCAAATGAACAGGATGCCTTAAATATTAAAGCACAAGCTTTGAAGCTAGTTGCAGATGTTGAGGGAAAAAGAATTGATATGCTTCAAAAAGCAGGAGTATTAGAACGCAATGAAATGGCTAATCAAATTCTTGAGACAGAACGCAAACAAGAGGTTTTAGTGGGAATATTAAGAGATGTAACCGCTTCATGTCCAAATTGCAAGCAAGAAGTAGCAAAGCGTTTGTCAGAAGTAACTAATCGTGTAGAGGTAATAAGCGTTGACTGATTTTAGTGATTTTTTAGAAGCACTTGAAGAAGATGCTTTTGAAGAACTGCCTGTTGATATTGAAGAATTTGTAACAGACTACCTTGGCTTACCGCCATTATCTGAATATCAATACACAATGATTAAAGCCTCAACTCAAATTTATAAAAAAGAAACTTTAATTAAACTTTATGGAGAAGAAGAAGGCTCAAAACGTTGGAGTCAAACTTGCAATGAAGTTATATTTCAACTAGGCAAAGGCTCTGGAAAAGACTATACATCTACAATTGCTTGTGCTTATGTGGTTTATTTATTGCTGTGCCTTAAAGATCCTGCAAGATATTACGGCAAACCTCCAGGGGATTCTATTGATATTATCAACGTGGCTGTTAACGCAGTACAAGCACAACAAGTTTTTTTCAAAGGATTTAAAAATCGCATTACAAGATGCCGCTGGTTTGATGGAAAATATAATGAAAAGGTCGGAAGCGTAGAGTTTATCAAAAGCATAACAGTTCACTCTGGTCACTCACAAAGAGAGTCCTGGGAAGGATATAACCTTTTGTTTGCTGTACTTGATGAAATTTCGGGTTTCGATCTAGATTCAACATCAGGAAATGAACAAGCAAAGACTGCTTCTGCTATTTATAAAATGTTTAGGGGATCTGTAGATTCCCGTTTTCCACAATTTGGTAAATTAGTTTTACTTTCATTCCCACGTTTTAAGAATGACTATATTCAGCAAAGATACAATGAAGTTGTAGCACAAAAAGAAATTGTTATGCGTAAACATAGATTTAAGGTTGATGTTGATTTGCCAGATGGCATTGAAGGTAATGAATTTGAAATTGAATGGGAAGAAGACCACATAATAAACTATTCAGTTCCAAAAGTCTTTGCTTTAAAAAGACCTACATGGGAAATTAATCCGACTATTAAAATTGAAGATCTTGCTATGAATTTTTATTCAGATCCAGTTGACGCCCTATCTCGTTTTGCATGTATGCCTCCAGATGCCGTTGATGCCTTTTTCAAGTCCCGTGAAAAAATTGAAAAAGCTTTTAACAATCTCAACTTAGCGTTGGATACTGAAAATAGATTTAAAGATTGGTTCCAGCCTGATAATGAAAAGATGTACTATGTGCATGTTGACTTAGCTCAAAAGCACGACCACTGTGCAGTAGCATTGGCACACGTTGATTCATGGGTGACTATGAAAATGGCGGGAGCAATGACAAATGCAGCACCTAAAGTGGTAGTGGATGCTATTAGATATTGGACACCAACATCAGATAAATCAGTTGATTTTACAGAAGTCAAAGACTATATAATTAGTTTAAAGCATCGTGGATTTAATGTTCGCAGAGTCACATTTGACCGTTGGAATTCATTTGATATGATGGAACAGTTAAAGGCACAAGGTATTAATTGTGAAATTTTGTCTGTAGCAAAAAAACATTATGAAGATATGGCATTAGTTATTATGGAAGAAAGACTGTCTGGACCATTTATTCAATTACTTATTGATGAATTGCTTCAACTCAGAATTGTCAAAAAGGACAAAGTGGATCACCCACGCAAAGGTTCTAAAGATTTGGCGGATGCAACTTGTGGTGCAATTTATAATGCGATATCATTAACACCTAAAGGAGATAATGAAGTTCAAGTTTATACGTACGATGGGTTTGATGAAGAGGTTGTGGCAGCGGGAAGTGAAGAAAAGTACGATGGAATCATTAGACAACCTAAACAGAACAATATGCCATCAAGTATAAGAGATTATTTAGGTCTGGAAGATCAAGAACCAGAGCGTCAATTTATAGACAACTTTACTATATTGTAGGATAATATGAAATTTTTATCTAAGTTACTAAAGAGTAATAAATCAGAAATTGATTATGAACAGTTATATCATGACTCTCAGAAAAAATTAAGCTGGTATATAGATGCTTTAGAGACAAAACAAATACAATGTGATACAATTGAATCTATCGCTGAGAACTTGAAAGTCGAAAATCAGTCTCTCAAAGATAAAATAAGCTCTATAGAAAAGAGCATGTTAGATTTGCCTAAACTGTTAGGTAAAACCCTAGGAAAATAACCAAACAAAGAAAAGGAAAATAATGAACGTAACAAAGAAGATCGCCCTTGCAACTGCTGCAGCCCTTGCAATCGTAGGCATTTCAACTTCAGCACATGCAGCACCGCTTGCGGTAACTGTGGCTGGAGCTACAAACACAACAACTTCTGCAGCACCAACAACGGTGGCAGTACCAGTATCAAATGTAATTGATTCATCAAATACAGTAGCAATTGCTGCTACAGCAGATACTGCAACATCAGTTTCATTTGTTGCATCAGGCGTAAAGCTTGTTTCAGCACTTAACACAACTCTTGCACCAGTTTCTGTTGCATCAGGTGTATCATCAATTTCTGTAACATCTGCAGGCACTGCAGCAACAGTTTATGCATACACAA